CGTCAAGAAGCAATGGACGCAATGAGTCAAATTTTGCAAGGCAACCCACAGTTGTGGTCAGTTGCAGGCGATTTGTTTGTTAAAAACATGGATTGGCCTGGTTCAGAAGAACTGGCTGCCCGTTTAGCTAAAACAATTGATCCAAAACTGTTAGAAGATGGCGATAAAGACCCTGCTTTGCAAGCTGCTGAACAGCAAATGCAAGCAATGGGAGCCGAACTAGACCAAATGGCTCAAATGATGCAGAATTTTCAAAAATCGGTTGAAGTTCAAGACTTAGAACGTAAGAATTTTGAAGCTGAAATTAAAGCATACCAAGCTGAAACCCAACGTATTAGCGCGGTTCAAGCAGGCATGACCCCCGAACAAGTTCAAGACATTGTGATGGGTACTATTGCTGCGGCTTTAGATACAGGCGACTTGGTTGGTAACGAATTACAACGTGAACCTATACAAGTACCGCCCGAAGCGCTTGCGCCGATGCAACCTGAGATGATGCCTCCTGAACAACCCATACCACCCCAAGGAATGCAGCCATGAGTTGTGAAAAATTTATAGGAATGTTGTTTTTGGCACGGGATGTCACCCATTCGGCGCACTTGAACACCCGCAGCTACTCTAAACACAAGGCGTTACAGAAGTTTTACGAGAATATTATTGACCGTGCAGACGCGTTTGCTGAAGCCTATCAAGGCCGTAGAGGTCTAATTGGCCCGATTGCATTAGCGTCCGCAAAAAAAACCAATAATGTTCTTGAATTTTTAGAAGATCAACTTGCCGAACTTGAAATCATGCGTTACGATGTATGCGATAAGGCTGATACACCATTACAGAATTTAATTGACAGTATCATTGAGCTATATCTGTCAACTTTGTATAAATTGAAGTTTTTGGCATAAGGAGCCAGCATGGATTTTTTAAGACCTTTAGCAGATTCAAATTACCCCGCCGATTCTGATAATACAAGCGGTTCAGCCGTTACTTTAGGCCCTTGGCCTCCAGGCCCACAAGGTGTATTGGTTTGGTGTACTGAAGCAGCTTACATTACTGTTGGCGAAGGCGTGACTGCTACTACGTCTAGCACCCCGATCCCAGCATTGACCCCAATTCCATTTACTGTACCAACAACCATTACGGGTCAATGGCGCGTTAGCGCGCTACAGGTCAGCACCGCTGGTATTGTGTACGCTAAACCGATTAATTTCAGATGAGTTGGGGAGTTAGCACTCGCACGGGCGTAGCTTTAGGGCTAGGCAACATTGTTGCCTTTTTTACGAACCGTACAGGCGCTACTCCTAGCGCTGGTGTTTTACTTACCGAATCAAGCAACAATTTAGTACAAGAAGATGGATTTTTTATCTTAATTTAGGGAATTATCATGGCTAATGTAAAGATTAGTAATTTACCGTCAGCAACCACCCCTCTAGCGGGTACTGAAGTACTTCCAATCGTTCAAGGTGGGGTTACTGACCAAGTATCTATTGCTAACGTAACCGCAGGCCGTGCGGTATCAGCCGCTAGCTTGACCTTAACTACTACTGCGTTAACAGTAGCCAACGGCGGTACGGGTCTTGCTACCCTAACAGCCAATAACGTCATTCTTGGCAACGGTACATCTACCCCCGCCTTTGTAGCCCCAGGATCAAACGGTAATGTATTAACCTCTAACGGCACAACGTGGACAAGTGCTGCTGGCGCTACAGGCGACGTAACTACAACCACCGTACAGACCATTACAGGCACAAAGACGTTTGCTGGAACAGCTAGCACTTTAGCGATGATTCTTAATGACACTGCCGAGGTTGCAACCATATCCGCTACAGCCGCTACAGGCACGATTAACTACGATGTAACCACTCAATCGGTTCTTTATTACACAACTAATGCCAGTGCTAACTGGACAGTTAACTTTAGAGCGTCTAGCGGTACAACTTTAAATGCGGCTATGACTACAGGTCAGTCGGTAACGGCTGCGTTCTTGGTAACTCAAGGTGCTACGGCTTATTACAACAACGTAGTACAAGTGGATGGATCAACGGTTACTCCTAAATACCAAGGCGGTACAGCGCCAGCAGCAGGTAATGCGTCTAGCGTAGATGTCTATATGTACACCATTGTTAAAACAGGTAACGCCGCATTTACTGTGTTTGCCTCACAAACTAAGTTTGCTTAAGGGACACCCATGCCATTAGTACAAACTAGAGGTGCGGCATCAGCTCAAGGCTTTGGGGAGTTTTCTCAACAAACGGCTGTTAACTACATTGAAGATGTATTTAGTACTTATTTGTATTCAGGTAACGATACTTCTCAAACGATTAACAATGGATTAGACCTATCGACTAAAGGTGGATTGGTTTGGATTAAAGCTAGAAACGCAGCGTATAGCCACATATTGTCAGACACAATTAGAGGCACAGGTAAATTTTTATCTAGCAATACAACAGACGCACAGGGAACAGATGCGCAAGATGTAACAGCATTTAATACTAATGGCTTTACTGTAGGAAATAATGGCAGAGTAAACAACTCATCGTTTAACTATTGCTCTTGGACATTCCGTGAACAAGCTAAGTTCTTTGATATAGTTACTTATACTGGTAATGGAGCTACGGGAGCTGGTCAATCAATTAGCCATAATCTTGGGTCAACACCAGGAATGATTATTGTTAAAACTACTAGCGGAACTGGAAACTGGAAGGTTTATCATAGACTTGGAAATGCTGGCAGTTCTGCTGGGGTAGGCAATTTAAATACAACTGATGATTTTGGCTCACCTGCTACAAGTTGGTTTCCAAGCGTAACTAGCACAACTTTTTCTGTTTCTGATGACGGTTCTGGAGTTAATAATAATGGTAATTCTTATGTAGCCTACCTATTCGCCCATAACGCTGGTGGATTTGGTACAAGCGGAACAGATAATGTAATTAGTTGTGGTTCTTGGACTGGTAATGGATCTACTACTGGTCCAGTGGTGACCCTTGGGTATGAGCCACAATGGATTATGTATAAGCAAGCATCTTCTGCTGGTAATAATTGGTTTATGGTTGATAACATGAGAGGCTTGCCTGTAGGTGGCACAACTAGCTATTTAATACCAAATACAACCGCTGCAGAAGGTTCAGGTTTAGGCACTATATTAAATATTAACGCTACAGGGTTTCAGCTTAAAACAACTGCTGGAAGTGCAAACGGCTCAGGCGAAACCTACATCTATATGGCAATCCGTAGAGGACCAATGAAAGTGCCTACTACTGGTACTAGTGTGTTTTATCCAAAAGTTCATGCTGGCTCATCGTCTTACGCTGTTGGGTTTCCAACTGACCTTTGTATTTCTGGTGACCAATCAGGAAATGCTCTTAATTCTGTTGTGGTTTATCGTTTAGCTGGTAATGACAAATATTTTGGTGGAACAGCATCAACTGCCGCAGAGCAAACAGTAAGTGTTTGCCAATTTGACTTACAAAACAGTTTCCAACTTTCTTATAACAGTAACAATCAAGCAAGATGGCATTTCCGCAGAGCGCCAGGATTTTTTGATGAGGTTTGCTATACAGGAACAGGGGCAAATCAAAATATTACACATAATTTAGGCGTTGCTCCTGAGTTAATAATTTGTAAAACTAGAAGCGGTAGTTCATCAAATTGGGTTGTTTGGAATACAACTCTTAACAGCAGTACTGGGTACTTGTATTTAAATGCAGACATGGCTGCTTCTAATTTTGCTGGTGTTTGGAATGGTGCGCCTACATCAACCTATTTTACTCTCGGAACAAATTTCCAAAATAATGCGTCTGGACAAACATTTGTAGCCTACCTATTTGCTACTTGCGCTGGTGTATCTAAGGTCGGTTCTTACACAGGAACAGGCACAACCCAAACTATTAACTGTGGGTTTACCGCTGGCGCTAGATTTGTGTTGATTAAGCGTACTGATGGTGGAGACTCTACGCCTATTGGTGATTGGTATGTATGGGACTCGGCTAGAGGAATCATTGCTGGTAACGACCCTTACTTATTACTGAACTCAACAGCTGCAGAAGTAACGGGTACAGACTATGTAGACACTGCCGCCACAGGTTTTGAGATAAGCTCTACTGCTCCAGCAGCCATAAATGCCAATGGCGGCTCATTTATATTTTTAGCAATAGCATAAGGAAAAATCATGTTAATTCGAGTTCGTAGTACTGGCGCTGTAATGTATGAACCTGAGTTCCGTACTTATATGAGTGAAACTACGGGTGCATCGTGGAATCAAACTACTGTTGAAATTCTTAATGAGTTAGGGGCTGATCCCGTTTTAAATGGTCCATACCCTACTTGCGGGACATATCAATATGTTATTCCTGGTCCAGTAATTGAGCAAGATGGTGTTTGGTACACATCATTTACTGTTGTTGACATGGACGCAGAACAGATTGCTGCCAAGAACGAAGAATTAGCTCAACAAAACAAAACGACCGCAGTTAACATATTAAATGCAACCGACTGGACTTCCATTGCGGATGTAGCAGACCCTGAAAAGTCTAACCCATACCTAATAAACCAAGCCGAGTTTATTGCGTATCGTAGTACAGTAAGGGCTATTGCTGTAAATCCAACCTTTGATGCAGTATTTCCAGACGCACCTACGGAACAATGGAGCAGTTAATTTATGCCAACGTATACCTATTCCCCTTTAGCTGGCGCTGGCTGGCAATTTTTTAACAATAGCGGCGTTCCTTTAGCTGGGGGATTGTTATACACATACGCCGCAGGTACTACCACACCTGCACCTACGTACACTTCTAGTTCAGGTTCTACCGCAAACTCTAATCCGATTGTTTTAGACTCGGCAGGCAGAACCCCTGCGCAAATTTGGTTAGATAGTGGGTCAAACTATAAATTTATTTTGCGTGACTCCACTGGCGTACTTATTTGGACTAACGACAATATCCCCGGCAGCACTTCAGCAGCCGCAGTTAACTACACCCCTACAGGCAACTTTACTGCCACTACAGTACAAGGTGCTTTGGATGAATTAGCTACAAGCTCTGGCGCTAATATTATTAAATATAACCAAGGGGCTACGGGTGCTGTTACTAGAACTGTCAAGTCTAAATTACAAGACACCGTATCGGTTAAAGATTTTGGTGCCGTAGGTAACGGTACTACTGATGACACCGCAGCTATTCAAGCAGCCGTAGACGCGCTGTCCCAAGCGGGTGTAGGCGGCGTAGTCCGTTTACCTGCAGGTACATACAAGGTTACTAGTAACATCAACATTACATGGCCTAATGGTAGCGATGCTAATACACCTGCGCACGTAACGCTTGAAGGTGACGGCGCAGACATTACTTACATTTACGATTACCGTCCAGGAACACCTACAAACGGTTGTATTACTGTTAATTTTAGCGCCGTGTTTGGCAGCCGGTTCTTTACCTGCGAAATGGGCGGCTTTACTTTAGTCAAAAAAGTTAGCGCTACGACTTACAATATTGCTACTAATACTTACACCATTGGTACGGGTACTGGTTTGTACATGAATAGTGTTCCAGGGCTAGGTAGTTTTTACAATATTCGCATCGTTGGGTATAACGCAAGCGTCCAGTTAATAGACTGCCTTGGGCTTACGTTTGATAACTTAATGATTTCAACGTGCGATTTGGGAGTAGTGGCGGGGATTGTGGTTAATACTGAGCCAACTGTTCTTACTTTTAATAATTGCTCTGCTTCGGCTTGTAAATCTATTGGATTCTTAATTTCAGGCGGTGGCCCCGTATCATTTAACCAAGGCCTTATTTCGGATGTTGGCGATATGGCTGGTGGTTCGCAAGGCGTTTCTGCAGGTATTTTCTACGGCACTAGCGCCTTTATTACTACTCAATTAAATGTTAACGGGGTTTATTTTGAGCGTAACCGCGGTAATGCAGATATTTATGTTAATACCCCTGTATCTACGGCTACTAGGTCTGTAAGCAACATTAATAACTGTTTCTTTGCGCGTAATAACGCTACACTGTATACCACCAATAACATTATGATCGCTAATGCTAGCGCTACCGCTACATTAACGGTTAACACAATTGGTAATGGATTTAAAGGCTATGCACCTTATGTAGCTAGTGCATCTCGCCGTTATATTGCAACTTCTGGAGCCTACGCAGGCGCAGTAACTATTTACGGTTTAGGCAATTTTTATAATGATCCTACCGAAACACCTACAGTTGTAACCAATATCGCCGGCGGTGGTGGTGGGTCACAAGATTTGCAGTCGGTTACTACTTTAGGCGCAACAACTAATGTTAACTCTACGTTTAACGGCGCTAATATCGGCACGTTTAGTGGTGTTCCAGCTGTAACAACCACAGGCTCTACCGTTGGTTTTGCTAACTCTACTAACGCCGTTGTTTTGTCTAGCGCAGCTTGGCGCGGCGCAGGCGATTTTACTAACGATTTAGGTGCGTCAGGCTTTAGATGGAATAATCTATATCTTAAAGACGTTTTTGCTTGGAATGGATACAACATCCCCGCACCCACTGGCACAACCACAACGTTTTTACGAAACGACGGTACTTGGCAAACCCCAGCAGGCTCTGGTTTAGGCACCGTCACTAGCGTAGCTACAGGTAATGGCTTGACAGGTGGCCCAATTACCTCTACAGGCACAATATCGATTAACTACGCTTTTGCAGGCACTTATACCGCCAATCAAAACATTAACGGCGCAAACATAGGTACGTTTAGTACTATCCCTTCTGTAACTTCTACAGGTTCAACCGTTGGTTTGGGAAACTCTACTAACGCTGTTGTATTAAACGGTGCAAATTGGACAGGATCTGGTGACGGCACTAATAACTTAGGTTCTTCTGGTGTTCGTTGGGATAACTTATACCTTAAAACCAACCTTGTTTGGAATAGCTACACTATTCCCGCCCCTGCAGGTAGTACATCTACGTTTTTGCGTAATGACGGTACGTGGGCTGCTATATCGGGCGGGTCTGGAACGGTTACTAGTGTTACTGCGGGTTCAGGCTTGTCTGGCGGTACGATTACCACTTCAGGCACTATTTCGTTAAATACAGGTAACTCTAATACTTGGTCAGCCACACAAACATTTAGCAGCGCAGTTCAGACAAATACCATCAATGCTAATGGTGGAAACATAACTTTAGCTAGCACGGTAGCCGTAGTGCCGTCTGTAGGTTTTGCCCCGACGGTAGATGGGGCTTACTTTTTGGGTGGCGCGTCATTACGTTGGAACACAGTTTACGCCGTTACAGGTACGATTAATACATCTGATGAAAATCAAAAACAAGATATTAGGCCATTAAATGAAGCTGAATTACGAGTCGCCGTTAAACTTAAAGGACTAATCCGTGCGTTTAAGTTTAAAGACGCTGTTACGGCAAAAGGCGATAAAGCCCGAATTCATGTGGGTGTTATAGCGCAACAAGTAGCTAGCGCTTTTGAAAGTGAAGGGTTAGACGCTGCCGAATATGGTTTATTTTGTTTAGATGTTTTAGAAGATCAAACTGAGCAATTAGGTATTCGATATGACGAACTACTTGCTTTTATTATTTCAGCTTTGTAGTATAGTGTTGAAAACGACTAGCCGTTAGCTAGGGTTCTCAAAGGAACGACAATGTTAGATGAAAGTCAACAAGAAATAACACAAGCGGAAATACCTGAAGTACCCGCGCCGGAACTGGACGCTACGGCAGCCCCAGAACCCGAAGTAATAGATGCGCCGGAAGAAAAGCCAGTTGAACAGGCAGCTAAAGTATTCACACAAGAAGAACTAGACGCCGCGATTGGTAAACGCCTTGCAAGAGAACAACGTAAGTGGGAAAGAGAGCAGCGCCTAAAAGCTGAGGAAACGAAGCTAAAGGCTAATGTGCCTGCCGAACTTCCGCCTGCCGATTCGTTTGAGTCGCCTGAAGCATACGCTGATGTACTAGCGGAAAAGAAGGCATACGAACTAATCGAGAGGCGTGAACAAGCTAGAGCGCAAGCTGAACTTATTGAGCAATATCACGAACGGGAAGAAGAAGCTCGGAATAAGTATGACGATTTTGAACAAGTCGCTTACAACCCTAAGCTCCCAATTACCGACATGATGGCTCAAACGATTCAGGCTTCAGAAGTTGGCCCCGATATGGCTTATTACCTAGGGTCTAACCCCAAAGAAGCAGAACGTATTTCCAAATTACCGCCATTTTTGCAGGCAAAAGAGATTGGCAAAATTGAAGCTAAATTAAGCGACAATCCGCCAGTTAAAAAGACTTCAAACGCCCCGGCGCCTATTGCTCCGGTGACGGCACGAACCTCTGGTTCGCCTGCATACGATACAACTGACCCTCGTTCGATTAAGTCGATGAGTACTTCAGAATGGATTGAAGCAGAACGCCAACGCCAGATCAAAAAGCACGAGGCTATGAGAAACCGCTAACTTTTTTGAAAGGCTATCATGGCAAACTCAATATTAACAATTGACATGATTACTCGTAAGGCTCTTGAAATCCTTGAGAATAATCTTGTTTTGACCCGCAACGTAAATCGTGCGTATGACGACAGCTTTGCTGTTGAAGGCGCAAAAATTGGCTCCACATTGCGTATTCGTCTACCAGACCGCGCTTTGGTTACTGACGGCGCCGCCCTGCAAGTTCAGGACGACAACGAGCAGTTCACCACTTTGACTGTATCGAATCAAAAGCATATTGGTGTTAACTTCACCACCGCTGAGATGACCATGCAGTTAGATGACTTTGCAGAGCGTGTTCTTAAACCTCGTATTAGCCAATTGGCATCATCCATTGATGCTGACGTAGCTAACAGCTTTAGAAACATTTATCAATCTGTAGGTACCCCAGGCTCTACCCCTTCTACTTCTGCTGTTTTGTTGGCTGCTCAACAAAAACTTAACGAAGCAGCAGCTGTAATGTCCCCACGTTACGCAACTGTTAACCCAGCTGCAAACGCTGGTTTAGTAGAAGGCATGAAAGGTCTGTTTAACCCCACCGATACCATCTCCAAGCAGTTTAAGAACGGCATGATGGGTACTGGTGTATTGGGCTTTGACGAGATCAACATGAGCCAATCTATCAAGCAGTTCACCACAGGGTCACGTAACGCTACTGGCACTGTTGGCACCACTGTAACGGCTCAAGGTTCTAACACTATCGTATTAGCTGGTGTTGGTAACGCATTGACCATTAAGGCTGGTGATGTATTTACAGTTGCTGGCGTATTTGCTGTTAACCCACAAACCCGTGAGTCTACTGGTTCACTCCAGCAGTTCGTTGTAGTAGCTGATACTACTTCTTCAGCCGGCGGCGCTGCAACAGTAACCGTTAGCCCAGCAATGTATACCTCTGCACACGCACTCGCAACAATCGATGCGTTCCCTGCTAGCGGTGCTGTAACTACATTTGTTGGCGCTGCTTCTAGCCAATACCCACAGAACTTGGTTTATCACAAAGACGCGATCACTTTTGCGACCGCTGACTTGTTGATGCCACAGGGCGTAGACATGGCTTCACGTCAAGTGCATAACGGCATTTCAATGCGTATTGTTCGCCAATATGACATTAACAATGACCGTCTACCATGCCGTATTGACGTGTTGTATGGATACTCCGTGATTCGTCCACAAATGGGCGTTCGCTTGTGGGGTTAAACCTAATGGCTCCTGCGCAAGCGGGAGCTTTTTAAATTATTTGAAAGGAATTATTATGGCTCTCCCAAATGGTGCAGGTGGTTATCAATTAGGCGACGGTAATTTAACCGAAGTAGTACTAGGAACTCAAACAACACCAACCGCTAAAGCTGCTGCAGCTACATTAACTGCTGCTGAATTAGCAACTGGCATTATTACCTTTAACGGTACGGCAGGCGCTCTTACGGTACCTCTCGGTACTGATTTAGACATTGCTTTTCCTAGCATGAAAGTAGACAGCAGTTTTGATTTTGTAATTATTAATACAGACGCGTCTGACGCCGCTACTGTAACTGCCAATACAGGTTGTACGTTAGTTGGTGTCGCTGCAGTCGCTGCAGTTACATCCGCAATGTGGCGCGTCCGTAAAACAGGCGAAGCTACATACGTGTTCTATCGTATTGCTGGTTAATGTAATATCCCGCCCTTCGGGGCGGGTTTTTATAAAGGAAAAATTATGCCTAATACTAAACCTGTAGGGGTAGCTTTTAGCGACCCTGAGCTTTCAGGCGGTACTCTTGACAACACACCTATTGGGGCAACAACCCCTAGTTCTGTAGTCGGGACGACTATTTATGTAACTAGTGAAATGGGCTACACTTCAGCAGCCCAAGGCACAGTAACGCAAGCAACTAGCAAATCCACTGCTGTTACGCTTAATAAAAGCATGGGTCGTATCACAATGAACGATGCTGCATTGGCGGCTAATACCGCTGTGTCATTTACGCTAAACAATTCATTAATTAGCGCAAACGATACGATTATTGTAAATATTTCTGGTGGCGGTACTGCGGGTTCTTATACAACGTATATTTCAAGCATGACTACTGGTTCTGCTGTTGTTACTTTGCGTAATTTAACTGGTGGGGCGTTATCTGAAGCAGTAATTATTAATTTTGCAACCATTCACGGTCTAGTGTAATTTATAGGGGCTTCGGCCCCTATTTAATAAGGAAAACAAATGGCGGTTATTTATTTAAAACATCCTATCCACGGCCATAAAGTAGCTTGTAGCGATTTTGAAGCGCAACAAGATGAAAATAATGGTTGGGAGATATATACTGTTGATACGCCCGTTGTTGATGAACCTGTGGTTGAAGAAGAAACTGAAGTTGAGGCGGCTCCTGCTAATGTGCTGGAAGTAAAGACAAGACGACGTAAAACAACCGCATAAGGAGTTAAGCCATGACCACGGCAAACGACCAAATTAACGGCGCATTGCGCATATTAGGGGTTTTAGCCGAAGGTGAAACACCGTCTGCTGCTACATCGCAAGACGCATTGACAGCACTAAACCAGATGATTGATAGCTGGAATACCGAGCGTTTGTCGGTGTTTTCTACAATAGATCAAGTGGCTTCATGGCCTGCTAACGCGCGCACTTTAACCTTTGGCCCAACAGGTACGTTGCCGTTAGCCAACGCTGGTACACCTACGCGCCCAATATTGATTGACGATTCTACGTATTTTAGGGATTCGGCGACAAACATATCCTACGGTATTAAGTTAGTTAACCAGCAGCAGTACAACGGTATTGCCGTTAAAACCGTAACGTCTACCTATCCGCAAGTTTTGTGGGTCAACATGACCTACCCTGACATTGAAATGTATGTATACCCGGTACCCATTAAGCCATTAGAGTTTCATATCGTGTCTGTAGAGCCATTGATGAGCATACCTATATTGGCTACGCAGATTACAATGCCGCCAGGATACCTTAGAGCGTTTAAATACAGCCTTGCCTGTGAGATTGCTACTGAATTTGGTATAGAACCCCCACCTAACGTTTTGCGGGTTGCTATGACCTCTAAACGCAATTTAAAACGTATTAACAATCCTGACGACATTATGGCGTTGCCTTACAGCTTAATTGGCACCCGTCAGAGATATAACATTTATGCGGGTAATTACTAATGAAAACCCCAATCTTGGGGCAAGCGTATGTAGCCCGTAGCGTTAATGCAGCCGACAACCGCATGGTTAACTTGTTTGCGGAAGCAATCCCTAATGAGGGTAAAGAAGCGGGGTTTCTTAACCGCGCCCCAGGATTAACCTTAATTGTCACTGTTGGTACAGGCCCCGTCCGAGGACTGTGGTCTTTTAACAACTATATGTACGCCGTGTCGGGTAACAACCTGTACAAGATTGATAGCGCGTACACAGCCACGTTGCTAGGCACAATTGCTAGTACTGGCCCTGTGTCCATGTCTGATAACGGTACGCAGTTGTTTATTGCTGCCAATGGCCCTAGCTACATTTACAACTCTAACACTAACGTTTTTGCACAAATTACAGACCCTGATTTTCCTGGCGCCGTTACGGTTAGTTACTTAGATGGGTATTTTGTATTTAACGAGCCAAACAGTCAAAAAATATGGGTTACTAGCTTACTTGATGGTACGCAAGTAGATCCTCTTGATTTTGCTAGCGCTGAAGGCTCTCCTGACGGTTTAGTAGCCGTATTAGTCAATAATCGTGAAGCGTGGCTATTTGGCACTAATTCAATTGAAGTTTGGTATGACGCAGGGACGCCAGATTTTCCGCTTGCCCGTATTCAAGGTGCGTCTAACGAGATTGGGTGCGCAGCGGCATTTTCTGTAGCCAAGCTGGACAACTCTGTATTTTGGTTAGGGCAAGACGCCCGTGGACGTGGCATCGTATACCGCAATAACGGTTACAGCGGCATCAGAGCGTCTAATCATGCAATTGAATGGCAAATTCAACAATACGGCGATATTAGTAATGCAATTGCTTATACCTACCAACAAGACGGCCACAGCTTTTATGTTTTAACATTCCCAACTGTACAAAAAACGTGGGTATATGACGTGGCTACGCAATCGTGGCATGAACGTGCGGGGTGGTTAAACGGCGACTTTGTACGATATCGCCCTAACTGCCAAACAGCGTTTAATAACAAAGTGCTTTTAGGTGATTATGAAAACGGCAACATATACGCTTATGACTTAGAAGTTTATGCAATTAACGGTGCGCCCCAAAAATGGTTGCGTTCTTGGCGTCCTATTCCAAGCAGTCAAAACAACTTGCGCCGTACCGCCCAGCATACCTTACAACTAGATTGTGAAACAGGCGTTGGGATCAATACTGGTCAAGGCAGCGACCCCGAAGTTATGTTGCGTTGGTCAGATGACGGCGGTCACACTTGGTCAAACGAACATTGGTCTAAGATGGGTCAAATTGGGCAATACGGCCGCCGGGTGTTTTGGCGTAGACTTGGCATGACAATGAAATTGCGTGATCGTGTATATGAGGTGTCGGGAACTGACCCTGTTAAGATTGCCATTGTTGGTGCTGAACTTTTATTAAGCCCAACCCGTGCCTAGCCCATTAAACGTCACCAACATCCCCGCGCCCAGAACGCCTCTTATTGATGCGTCTACAGGGTTAATGGCACGGGAATGGTATCTGTTTTTCTTAAATTTGTTTGTTTTGACCGGCAGCGGTACTAATCCTACGTCTTTAGATGAACTGCAGTTAGGGCCACCGTTTGCCACTATTGATGAAATTACACAACAGAATAAAGAGAAGATACCTAGCGCTCCTAATGATTCGCCGTTAGTTTCTCAGATTGCCGAGCTACAAAAACAAATCCAAGCCGTTGAACTAAGCATCCCCAGCGTAGTAGTTACGTCAGGAGGCACGTCTAGCGCTACTTCAGCGCCAGTTACTAAAACAGCCAATTTTACGGTAGCCGATACAGATATATGGATCATTAACAATAAAGCAGGCTCTACTTGCACAGTTACGCTTCCTACGGCATCATCTTACGTAGGACGTAGTTTGACGTTTCAAAACTACCAAAACCAGCTATTAGTGTCTAATTTAAGTAATGTAGTGCCTTTATCTGGTGGTGCAGCAGGCGTTGACATTTTGAACGATGTGGCTGGCGATTGGGCTACCTTAGTGTCAGACGGCACAAATTGGGTAGTAATGATCGCCGCATCGAACAATTTTGAGTTTTTGGTAACGGAAAGCAACGAAAGCATAACTACTGAAAATGATGAATCGCTTATTTTAAATACGTAAAGGAATACCCATGACCGTCACAGTAAAAGTATTAATCCCAGCTAAAACGGCTGAAGCTACCCAATCTACGCAATATACGGCTAATAACGTAACTACGATTATTGACAAGTTTACGGCTACTAATTACAGCGCTACGGCAGCAACCATCAGCGTAAACCTAATAACGGCGGCTGGATCAGCGGGTAACGACAACTTAATTGTTAAGACTAAGTCCTTACAACCTGCTGAAACATATACGTTTCCTGAGATTGTAGGCGCAGCCCTAGCGCCAGGCGGGATTATATCCACCATTGCAGGTACGGCTTCGGCAATCAATATTCGATCGAACGGCAGAGAGATTACGAGCTAATGCAAATAACCGTTACCTACGGAAAAGGGTTTGAGCCAAAACAAAAGGCTTTGGTGGCTAATTTTGCCAATATGGGCGTGGCCACGCTTGAAGTTACCCCAGAAAAAATTACCCGTTTGCAAGACGAACTGTTGCAAATGGAACAGGCTGATATTGTGACCGAGCATAGTTTCACGCCAGGTGTTTATGAACGTAAAATTATTGTGCCGCCTTGGACAGTTTTGACGGGCGCGCCCCATAAAACAGCATACAAAGTCCGGCTTGAAAAGGGTACAATCGCAGTAAATGTAGGCGCCGAGGTAAAAATATTGACGGCGCCTTACGAATTTGACGCTTGCGCGGGAGAACAACGCGTAGGCCGCGTGTTTGATGAAGAAGTAGTTTGGGTAGATATTTACGACAATCCTGATAATTGTACGGATATTTCTGTATTAGAGGATCGGTTGTATGTTGTACCTGCGTGTGGGTTAGGTGAAAATAGAGTTAAACAGTTAACTAACGCAAAAGCAGACGTGCTAGCGTTACAAGGAGATTAATTATGGCAGGATGGGTAGCTGGAGCCGTAGTCGCTAGCGCCGCTATAGGCGCGTATTCTTCAAATAAAGCCGCAGGCGCTCAAACCTCTGCTGCTAATCGTGCAACAGACGCGCAAACTGCAATGTTTGAGCGCCAAGTTGAATTGCAAGAGCCGTTTAGAGAAGCGGGTCTTAAAGGTCAAAACCGTCTTTTAGAATATTTAGGGCTTGGCGGGGACGTAAATGCGCCTGGGTATGGTAAGTACGCAACGGCTGAATTTGGTATGGATAAATTCCAAGCCGACCCTGGATACGCATTTAGAATGTCTGAAGGTATGAAGGCTTTAGAACGTTCAGCAGCTGCCCGTGGCGGTTTGCTGTCAGGTGCAAATTTAAAAAATACGCAGCGCTTTGGGCAAGACCTTGCTTCGCAAGAGTATCAAAATGCGTTTAATCGCTTTCAAACACAACGTACTAATACATTAAATCCGTTTGCTAGTTTGGCTGGGGTAGCGCAGTCTAGCGCCAATACGCTAGGTACGCAAGCAGGGCAATACGGCAACGCGATGGCGTCTAACATTATTGGCGCAGGTAACGCGCAAGCGTCTGGCTACATGGGTCAGGCAAACGCAATTTCTGGTGGTGTTGGTCAAGGCATTAATTATTATCAAAACCAACAACTTATGAATCGTTTATTTCCCGTTCGTGGCGGTGGCGGTGTAATGAGTACTGGCACTGGAGAAGATTTTAATATGAGCGGCACAGGTTTTCCCTAAATTGTTTTTATTAAATTAGTAGTATAAGGAATAATTATGGCACAAATTGACCCATCCATTGCGCTTGGTTTTAAACAACCTCAAATACAAGACCCGCTTGTAGCAACTGCACGCGCTCAAGACATTGGTGTTAACGCGCTTAAAATGCAAGAGCTTCAACGGGGGATACAAGAAGAACAAGATGTGCGCAATTTTTTACGCAGCGCTGATTTAACAAAACCAGAAACTCGCGCTCAACTATCGCAATTTGGTAAAACTGGTTTAGGCTACGGCAAATTATTAGCCGAACAAGAAAAAGCGGGGCTTGAAACTAAAAAATTAAGAGGCGACATAAGTAAACAAGATTACGACGATTTTAAGAAACGTACCGCTGATTTATCGTTTAATCCGTCTGATGAAAACGTATTAGCTCATTTGCAAGACGGCATTTTGCGTGGTCAAACAACCCGCGGTGCTGCTGAACAACAATGGGCGCAAATATCAAAAATGAATCCCGAACAGCGTAAACAATACTTTACGCAGATGGCAGTAGATGTAGGCAAACGCTATGAAATGAACACTATTAGCGCAGCGCAACAACAAACGGCTGATTTGACTAGACGTGGTCAAGACATCACATTGCGTGGTCAAGATTTAGGGCGTATTCCTGTTGGCTATCGCCAAACCGATACAGGTGGAATTGAACCGATTCCTGGCGGCCCAACAACTACAACCTTGTCGCCAAAAGAAATACAGGCGCGTGAAGCTAAGTTTCCGCAAGCTAATTTGGCAGTTAAGTCGTTTGAGTCTAAATCGGATTCAGTTCTTAAAGACATTGAACGGCTACGCAACCATCCAGGTCTTAGCAGCATTACGGGTATTGTTGCGGGTCGGGCGCCAGGCGTTACCGCTGCAGGACGTGAAGCGTTGGAGTTGTATGAAAAAGTTGTGGCTGGTTTGCAATTTAAAGAACTTCAAGATATGCGTAATGCGTCACCAACAGGCGGTGCGTTAGGTAACGTATCCAACCAAGAAGGTACGCAGTTACGTCAAGCTGCGGGTGCTTTATCACGTGTACAAGAAAAGGGTAGCGTACAAAATGAATTAGATCGGATTGCTGATTCGATTCGTGGATCTAAATCTAGGGTTCGTGAAGCGTTTGATTTAACTTATGAATATAAACCAGGTTCTGCTGCGCCAGTTACATCTTCTGCACCTAGCGCTGCGCCAGCACCAGCAACGCCAAACGCAAGCGGTAATACTGTCACTATTCCAGGCGGTAAAGTATTAACGTTCCCAACGCCAGAAGCGGCAGCAGCGTACAAAAAAGCAGCGGGGCTATAACATGGCCGTCGACTACGAAGCTCTTGCAAAACAGTTTGGTGGTTCTGCCGCCCCTGCGTCTAATATTGACTATGAAGCCTTAGCCAAACAATTTGGTGGCGGTGTAGCAGAACAAGTCAGCCCTCGCCGTCAAATGGTTGAAGCAGAATTGCGAAGCGCAGCCGCGCCTTTTGCTGGATTTAGTAAAGGCGTGGGTAATGTCATGTTTGGTGGTCAGCGTTTAGTTGGTAAAGGTTTAGAAGCTTTAGGCGCTACCGAAACAGGAAAAGCGTTAATTGCAGACGCTGCACGTCGTCAAGCCGAACAAGAAGCGTTTATAGCCCCTTATAAAGCCGTTGCACCCACCATGACAGGTGCGGGTGAGCTTACAGGTGAAGTAGTCAGCACCTTACCTGTTGGCGGTGTTATTGCCAAAGGCGTTCAACCGTTATCTGCACCATTAGCCCAATCAATCCGCACAGGCGGTTTTAGCACTGGTTTACCCGCTACGGCTGGACGCGCTGCAGATATAGCAACTCGCGCTGGCGGCGGTGCGGTTGTAGGCGGTACATCTGCTGCTCTTATTAATCCTGAAGAAACAGGTACAGGCACGGTTATAGGCGCTGCTGCGCCGTTTGTATTGCCAACCGCAGGTAGATATATTGCTATTGCTGGCGGTAAATTTATTGACGCCGTAACAGGTAAATTAGCCAACGTTGAAGCCGGTAAAATTGCCCGTGAGATAGCAGGCGATACGATCAATCAGATCCGCGCTGCTAACAAACTAGCCCCGTTAGACATTAGCGCAGCCCAAGCGGCGGCGGGTATTGACAATGACGTGTATCAAGCGTTTTTAGACTTTGCAGCAGGTAAAGACAAGTCTAGCTATTTCCGCGTGTTAAAAGACACACAAAAAGCAGATCAACTAAATCGTTTAGCGCAGTTAGCCGGTGGGCCAACTTTGACCGAAAACTTAACTTCGGTTAGCCAGTTTAAAAATGCGCTTAACAATTTAATGACCCCTATCCGTGAAACTGAGTTGGCAGCTGCTAATATTGCAGGTACTACGGGTAAACGTTTACAAGAAGAAGCCAACGTGCTAGCGCAAGCTGCTACAGGCAAAGTTCAAGATGTACGCCGTTTTGTAGGCGCTATACCCCGTGCAGAAGCACTAGCCAAAGGTAAAGTGGCTGAAACAGGGCTGCCTGCAACAGCGCTATATAACTATCCTGCTGAGTTAGCTAAAAAAGCCGATGATGTTGCGTCGCAAGCGGCGAACGCGTCATTAGCGTTTGGTGAAGCGGCACGCTTTAAACAAGCTGCCGTTGACAGTTTAGAAGCCTATGGCCTTAGACCTTTGACGTCTGATTCTATTTTGAGTCGTTTAGGTGGCATTTTGCGTAACCCTGAGTTTGCTGGTAACGATGTTATTGAAGGCGCAGTCCGCAACTTTGGTGACGATGTGGTTAAGTGGACTGACCAAGGCGGGGTTATTGATGCTTTTGCCTTGGATAGCCTACGCAAGAACTCAGTCAATGCAGCCATTGAAAAACTACGCCCAGGCTTAGATCAAACATCTAAAAAGAACTTGGCTGCGGGTGTATTAGCTCAACTTAAAACGCCAATTATTAACGCCGTTGAAGAAGCGGGCGGTACAGGTTATGGTCAATACTTGCGTGATTATGCTGCAAACGCACAGTTAATTGACCGCCGTAAGTTGGCAGGCAAAGCCCTTGAGATGCTTAACAAGTCGCCTGACGAATTTACGCGTTTGGTGCAAGGCAACAATCCAGATGCCGTAGAAGCCGTATTTGGCCCAGGCAGTTTTAATATCTTTAAAGAGATGGGTACAGACATTAAGCCCATGCAACAGATCGCTGACGAGTTATTGCGTGACGCTAAGATTGGCGAGCAGGTCAAAGCAGGTCGCCGCGCTTTAGGTCTTGAAAAAGAAAGCATGGCAGAGAAGATTCCAGGCTTCGTAGGTTACAAGACTGCAATTGCCAAAAAAGTATTGCAAACGCTAGAAGGCAAAGTAAGCAAAAAGACTATTGGCATTTTGTCGGATGCAGCCAAAACAGGCAAAGCCATGAATGAAGTGTTAGACACGCTCCCTGCCGAAGAACGTATTAAAGCGTTTGACCTTTTGACCAAAAGCAAAGATTGGAGCCGCGCTGTAACATCTGGCGCAATTATGCTCACAATTCCACCTGCTAACAACTTAGCACCTGACCAACAAAATCAAAATGCACTGGCTCGATAATGGAACAAACTTTTATAAACTGGATTTTTGCTGGCGGTGGCGCGGCTTTTGGCTGGGTGCTTAAAGTGGTGTGGGACGCTATTCAAGACTTAAAGAAAGACATCCGTCAGATCGAGCGTGATCTGCCCGAAGTCTATGTGCGCCGCGATGATTTTAAAGATGCAGTTAAAGAGATTAAAGAAGATATGAAAGCAGGCTTTAGTTCTGTTGACGCTACCCTACGCCTAATTTTTAAAAAATTAGATGAGAAAGATTAAACGTTAAAATTTTTTAAATATTAAAAAATACCCTCATTAACCTGAGGGTTTTTTTATGCCGTTGAATATAAACAATTTTTAGTTATATTCACACAAAGGACATATTATGGTTAAAAAAGCGTGTACCGATGAAGAATTTATTGCGGCTTGGAAAGAACATCAATCCCCTGAAAAGGTTAGCCTAGCTATTGGTCTTAGCAATCGCAATGTTATGAAGAGGCGCAGAATAATAGAAAATAAATATGACATTGTTCTAGAAGCTCTGTCACCCTCTGGTCAGCCTAAGATTTACATTCCCGATGAGCAGATGCAAGCCAATGTTACGATTGACAATGGCATCATATTGGTTGGCTCTGATTGCCACTACAACCCAGAGTACGTTACAACAGCCCACCGAGCATTTGTTGAGTTTGTAAAGTATTTAAAACCTAAAATTGTTGTTCTCAATGGTGATATAGCTGATTTTGCTAGTATTTCACAACATCATCGAATTGGCTGGCAGAAAAGTCCCACAGTCAAAGAAGAGCTAGATGAGATCCAAGATAGATTAGGAGACATTGAAAAGGTAAGACCAGCTGGTTGCAAATTGATGATTACGATTGGTAATCACGATTTAAGATTCTCAGGCAAACTTAGTAATGTCTTGCCAGCCTACGAAGGCATCAAGGGTTTTGATATTGCAGACCACACCCCGCATTGGAAATGGTACTGGTCAATCATGGTCAATGAAACTTGCATGATTAAGCATCGTTGGCACAATGGTATCCATGCAGTTTATAACAACACGATGCGATCAGGTACAAGTTTTGTTTCTGGACACCTGCACTCCCTTAAAGTAACACCTTGGACAGACTATACAGGCACAAGATATGGCGTAGATACTGGAACAATGGCTTGTATTAAGGATAATCAGTTTGCGTATACTGAGAACAATCCAGTTAACTGGCGGGCAGGTTTTGCAATCTTGACCTTTATTAATGGTAAGTTGATGCCACCTGAGCTGGCAGAAGTTATTAACGAGGACGAGGGTTTAATTTATTTCCGTGGTAAGTTAATAAAAGTATGAAGCTGACCCCTAAAATTATTGAAAATATCTACGCAATGCTGTATTGCTGCGAACCGTTTTCTGATTGGGGTTTACCCTTACCTGAAGAAATTAAGTTTATTGTAGATAGTGACCCTGAAACAATGGGTACTTATCTCTATGATGATGGCGAAAAACACGCCCATATTATTACCATCTCTGACGCTAGATGCGGGCATTTAGATACGGTCATTAGGACTATGGCTCATGAGATGATCCATGCCAGTCGCTGGGATACCGTTACACAGGCGTGGACAAAACACGACAAAACTTTTAAAAACAGAGCAAAAATGGTAGCAACTGAGTTAGGGTTTGACCCCCTTGAGTTGTAACATAAATGTTACCAAAAGGCATTTAATGTAAACAATATGAAACATTATGACTTGGAACCTTAGATTTGTTATCTTAGAAGATGAATTGACTTTAGAGCCTTATATGGAGCTACGAGAAGTCTTTTACGATGAAATGGGTAAGCCAATTGGTCACGCCCGTGCGACCGTAGGCGGGGACAATATGGAAGAAATTACCCAGTATTTAGATCGGGCATTAGAAGCGACAACCAAACCTGTATTACGACACAAAGACTTTGAAGGAAAATTATGAAAATTTCATGCAAATTGATTAAAGAATTAAATGACGGTTCTGCCATTGTATCAATGGAAATGGACGTAGAAGCTAAAGACTGGTTAATTGGCGAGGGTTTTATTGCTGTGCTTAAAGAAGCCCTCAAAATGAGCAAAACCTATGTCAGTCCAGAGATGCTAGAAAAGACTAAAAAAGTACCCAAGAAGGGTAAGATCGTACCCAAAAAGAAATGAGTTCTTGGCTAATTATTTTGACTGGGTTAATATATGCGTATATTGCTTTAGAGCAATCCTTTAAAGGAAACATACCTATGGCAGTTGTATATAGTGGGTATGCGTTTAGCAACGTAGGGCTTTATATTTTGACTACAAAATGATGCGCATTTTTAAATCTAAAACCATAATGTTTGCTTTGGCGTTGTCTATTTTTGGCGTTCTTGAAATGAACCTTAAAGTCTTTGCCTCTTATCTATCACCTGAATTCTTTGGCTGGTTTAGCATTTTGATTAGCATGGTTGTAGCTGTATTGCGTGTTTTTACAACCATGCCTCTTAATAAAAAATGATACCAAACCCTTATGTCATACTTGGCGCTGCTGGGGTTGTTTTTGCTGTTTTTCTTAGTGGCACTTATACTGGTTATAAGTATGAGCATCGCAAATTCCAGGCCTATAAACAGCAAGTTGCCGTTGTTGCGGCGCAAAAAGAAGCAGAAAATATCAGCGTTAAAAAGCAACAAGACTTAATTAGCAAGGGGATTTCTAATGAATACAAAGCTAAAATTGCTGCTATTCGCAACTATTATGCTGACCGGATGCGCAACCCAAACACCAGTAGCGGTTCCTTGTCCCCCATTCCCCCAACCACCATCGGTATTGATGGAAAAGCCACCAACCTTGAACTTGCTTGCGCCTATACAACGCAACAATTAGTCAGCCTACAAGATTGGGTTCGAGAGCAGGTAGCCGTTAAATGATGGAAAGTCAGTTGTTGGCAATGGGCATTGACGGCAAATGGAAAGAGCCGTTAGAAGAAACTTTTGCTAAATACGAGATCAATACGAATGACCGCAAAGCGTGTTTTCTTGGGCAATGTATGCACGAATCAGGCGGGTTTAAGTTCTTGCGTGAAAACCTCAATTACAGCGCTAAAGCGTTAATGGCCACATGGCCGTCCCGTTTTCCTGACCTAGACACCGCTACGGCGTATGAACGCCAGCCTGAAAAAATCGCCGAAAAGGTCTATGGCGGTCGAATGGGCAATACCGAAGATGGCGACGGAGCCAAGTACATTGGCAGAGGGCTAATTCAAACCACAGGCAAAGAGAACTATACGCACTGTGGTAAGGCGTTAGGCATCGACTTGGTATCTGCACCCCAACTTTTAGAAGAACCCCGCTATGCTGCGTTATCGGCGGGTTGGTTCTGGAATAAACGGGGCTTGAACGCTTTAGCCGATCAAGGCGACATTGACATCATGACCAAACGAATCAACGGCGGCAATATTGGACTAGCTGATCGTAAAGCTAAGATTGATAAAGTGCGGTCTATTCTTGGTTAAACAAGAAAAAAGTAATCGCAATAAACCCTAGAATTATGATCGCATCAAAAAGTAGCGCTTCGTCGTTGCTCATCGTATTCTAGCTATTTTGGCTTTGCGTAATACCATCTCGTATTCTTCTTTAGCCTTATCATCTAATTTGCGTAAGGGTAATTCCTGATAATACTTCCACTTTTGTTGGTATTCGACTAACTCAGAAGGCGGTGTCCAACCGTATTGTGTTTTCCAACGTTCAGTAATATCAGTTCCTACGGGTGTCCAAATGTGACTGTTCGATTTGGTCATCTTTTCTCCTTTTGTTTAAATCGCGATACGCTTCTAGTGCTGCCTTTAAATCAGCTTGCAAGTGCAATATTTCTTGATAACTAGCGTTTGCAAACTGCTCTAAATTCTCACGGCTCCATGTCTTAAAGTCTGGTGTCATGGTTGCGTGGCTTCTTTCATCAGTTCAATGCGCTCTCTGGCGCACCGCAACATGGTGTAGCGCTGGTGTAGGCGTTGTAATACGGACGCCCTACGGCTATGAGTCCTTTCTTCGTTTAGCATAGCCAAGACTTCTTGTTCCGTCAACTGACTCAAAATGTCGTTAAGTTTTCGCCAAGTTACTTTTTGCATACTGTTCAACTTTCTTTTGTAATTCAATAACCTCTTTCGCAGTACGGGCTAACGCTCGTTGTGCCTGGTTGTATTCACGCACCCGAATAATCTCCTCGGCCTGCGCAGCCTTTAGTTTTGCCTTGTAATGCAGTAAGCGATCCATCAACATCTCCCGTCTATATCAAAATCTTCTTTGCCGTTAAACCGGTCAATCTCGGCTACCAGACGGCGGATAACATCGGCAATATTGGTGTTTGGTGCATACTCGTCAATATCGTCGGCTAGTTTTAACGCTTCTTCTCGTAGGGTCATTTCAACTCCTCTAATGCAATATCTGAAATAGCGCGTTTGTCATGCAACGCCGCCCAAATCCGTTCGTCTACGGATTTATTGGTTAACAAAATGTAACACCATACGTCCTCAGTCTGCCCAGAGCGATGCAAGCGCCCAACAGTTTGTTCAAAAAGTTCTAGGCTCCACGGCAACGATACAAAGACGATCTTGCTACCGCCATGCTGTAGGTTTAGCCCATGTCCAGCCGACTTGGGGTGGATCAACAACAATTCAATCTTGCCCTCGTTCCAACGCTCAATGGCCTTGAGATCATTGATTGTCTGGGCGTGTGGGTAACGGCGCTTGAGTTCAGCCAACTCCTCAACAAAGTTGTAGACCACGATGGTGTTAGCGTGTTGGTTTTCTTCCAGCAACTCGTCTAACAAATCAAACTTGTGGCTAGAAAACCACACAGGCGTGTTGCTAACATTCATCTTGCCTGGCGTGTCCGATGCCGTTGTTTCGCTCTTGTAAATAAAACCTGACGACATTTGTTGTAGCTTACCTGTGACGACTGCGGCGTTTATGGCGGTAATCTGCTCGGTGCCAAACTCAACGGCAAACTTTTTTTTCATCTTTTCGTAGGGGGCGCGGTCTGCCATGTCGCAGCGCATCTCAACCATGTGCAGGTCAGGCAGCTTGTCCTTATACGCACCAGCTTCTAGCACAAAGGTTGCGGGTTTAATCTGTTTCATTACGGCCTCCAAAGAACCTACACGTGGCGCCCATTCGCCAAAATCCTTATTGATGCACACAAAATACTGTTGCATAAACGCACCCTTGCTACGCCCTAGCAAAGACTGATCGACAATTTTGCACTGCCCGAACACGTCCTCAAGCCCGTTGCTAGTAAATGATCCGGTCAAGCCCCACCGTACTTTGATCTTGTCAATAATTTTGATAAGTGCCTTAAATCGCGCCCCGCTTGGGTTTTTAAGACGCGTCAGTTCGTCAAACACAATGGCGTCAAAGTCTAATAGCTCTTGGGCTAACCATTGGATATTGTCGTAATTAGTTACCACTACGGGAAAACCCGAATGAAGTGCTTGGCTGCGTTGCGCAGCCGTGCCGACCGCTACGGCTAGTGGCATATCAGGCGCCCATTTAGGCTGCTCGATTGGCCATACGTCCGTACAGACCCGTTTAGGGGCTAAAACGAGCCACCGCTTGACGATCTTGTGCCTGAGCATCTCATCCATGCCCGTAAGCGTAATAGCGGTCTTGCCAGCGCCTACAGGGGCTAGGATCATGCCTCGATCGTTGGAATACAAAAAGTCAACGGCACGCTCTTGGTAGGGGCGCAGATTCATTGGTTCTCTTTCATCCAAATGTCAATATGGTCGATTGACCACAAGCAGGCGTAGTTCTGATGTAAGGTCTTGAGGTTATGAGCGTGAACCTTCTGTAGCATAGACAGCTTGCCACCCTCGGTCTTGAGTTCTACAAACCATACAATCCCGCCTGGCAAACAAACAATGCGGTCGGCCACGCCACGCTGGTTCGGCGACTTGAACTTGTACGCAATCCCGCCCATCTTGCTGACGGCCCAAACAAAATATTTTTCAATGTCTTTTTCTTTCATGTAAAAAAGTTTAGCACACAAATTATTTTTGTGGTACAGTGAAGTTTCAATCACTAAAGTAAAGGAAAGTAAATGGCTTCACACTCTCAGATCGTCGGCGGATCAACCGCCAAGCGCGTAATCAACTGCCCAGGCTCTGTAGCGCTATGCGCCAAGATGCCCCCACAGCCTTCAAGCAAATACGCTAACGAAGGAACTTTTTTACACAACATCATTGCCGAGGTGCTAGAACATGACAAGAAACCAACCGACTTCTTGGGAACCACATATGAAGAAATCACGTTCACTAAAGCTCTCTTGGAAGATAAGTTATATCCTGCTCTTGATCTTCTTAACCAGGTTGATCCTGACTGCCAAATGGATATTGCCGTCGAAACAAGAGTGGGTTTTGGGGATTTTCTTAGCGATGTTTTTGGTTTTACTGATCTGCTTGGTCGGATTGGGAAACGCGCTATCGTTTTGGATTGGAAGTTTGGTGACGGGGTAGCCGTAGAAGCTGAGGAGAACCCGCAGCTGATGTTCTATGCGGCAGCTGCTATGCGTACCCCCGAAGTGCAATGGGTATTTGAAGGCGCTACCGAAATTGAGTGCATCATTGTGCAACCGCCTGAAATTAAGCGTTGGACGACTACGCCTGAGCGCATTAAGCAGTTTGAACAAGAACTCAAGATGGCCGTCAAATTAGCTAAAAAAGACGATGCACCTCTTAAAGTAGGCGATCATTGCCGTTGGTGCGCTGCCAAGCCTACTTGCCCGTTAATGACCGGCGCAGTTGATCGTGCCTTGACAATTGCTGTTGGCGACATTGATGTAATGCAGATCAACGACTATTTAAGCAAAGCAGATATGCTAGAGCAGTGGATCAATGACCTGCGTGCTTTGACCTTTACCATGCTAGAGTCAGGCGCCGTAGTGCCAGGCTGGAAGCTCGTTGCCAAACGTGCCACACGTCAATGGGTTGACGAAGATACAGCTTTAGTAGCCATGATGAATGAGGGTATTCCCGAAGATGAATTAACAACAAGTAAGGTAATATCTCCTGCTCAGGCAGAAAAAATATTGAAAAAGCATGGCAAGCAATTGCCTGCCGATCAAGTAGTAGCAGTAAGCAGTGGCAGTACGTTGGCGCCTGAGAGCGATCCCAGACCAGCGGTTTTACAACTAGGTAAGCAGTTATCTGCTGCCTTTTCTAAACTTCAATAAAGGAACAGTAATGTCAAATATCGTAACTTTTGCAGGTGCAAACCTGCCTTCCGTAAAAGACCTTTCCACCGCTTTACGCTCCATCGAAGCTGAGATTGGGCCAGCAGGCACAGTCATTATCAAAATGGATAAGACAGGTCATTGGGTTTTTGGTGCAGATCAAACTGAAATTGAGGACGAATCCACTTGGGCGATTAATCCATTGTCTTTTGTACATGGTTATATCGCTTGGGGTGATGGTGAAGTTCTTGGTGAAAAGATGGTTTCTGTATCACAGCCATTGCCTGAGCTTGAGCCTGCGCCACCCAATGCCAAGAAGGGTTGGGAAACGCAAGTGGGTATGTCGATGAAGTGCATCTCTGGTGAGGATAAAGGTTTAGAAGCGCGTTATACCACCACCTCGGTCGGCGGTAAGCGTAGCGTACAAACCTTGGCTGTAGCCATTGCAGCGCAAGTTGAGAAGGATCAAAGCAAACCTGTGCCAATTGTTATGCTTGGTAAAGAGCATTACACGCACAAGAGCTATGGTCGCATCTACACCCCTGTTTTTGATATTCAAGAGTGGGTTGGTATGGATGGTGATGATGCCCCAGCGCCTAAAGAGATTGAAACGCCTGAAGCAGTCGAAGCAGCCCCAGCACGTCGTCGCCGTAGCGCAGTCTAAAAAATTGGATTTGGTTAGACACCGTTCAGCCTAGGCTTCTATATAAGTACGGCTAACAGGACTAACCATTTCCAACCTATAAATATGACTATTCTTTGGCTTGACTTTGAAACCCGTAGCCGTTGCGATCTACCGAGTCGTGGCGTTTACAACTATGCACAAGATCCGAGTACGCAAGTGCTGTGCATGAGCTATGCCTTTGACGATGAAGATGTCGTTACATGGCTTGCGGATCAACCATTTCCTGCCCGTGTTGCAAATTACACAGGTCAAATTCGAGCGCATAACGCTGCTTTTGAACGTCTAATCTGGTGGTATGTCCTGTGCGCAGACAAGGGAACCCCCGAACCAAAGCTAGAACAGTTCTATTGTACGGCAACGCAAGCCCGTGCCAACTGCGCTCCAGGCTCATTGGAAGATGTCGGCCGCTTTGCTGGTGCCACTATGAAGAAGGATCACCGAGGCAAGCAACTGATCCGTGCCTTATCAATCCCACGCTCTGATGGATCGTTTAATAACGATGCTACGCTCATGGCCGAGATGGTCGCCTACTGCGAACAAGACGTCAAAGCCATGCGCTCAATTAGCAAAGCCATGCGTGACTTGTCAGATGAAGAACTCTTGGATTACCATGTCAATGAGCGCATTAACGATCGCGGCGTGTTGCTGGATAAGCCATTAGCCGAGTCCGCAATTCGATACGCCAGCCATGAGCTAGGTGAGATCGAAGCCATTGTGGATGAAGTGACCAACGGAGAGATTACATCGGTGCGCTCTCCTCGCATGAGGGATTGGGTGCTAGAGCGCGTTGGCCCCGAAGCCAAGAAGTTGATGGAATCGTATAAAGATGGTGATAAGAAGTACAGTATTGACAAGACCGTACGAGCAAATTTATTAATCTTAGCGGAGGAAAACCATGACGAAATCCCGCCCCACGTTGCTGACGTTATCCAATGCGCAGATGACCTCTGGGCGTCCTCAGTCGCTAAGTTCAAACGAGCAGCAGACTTGGCAGACGAGGATGACGGGCGAGTTAGAGGAGCTTTTGTCTTTGCTGGCGGCAGTGCCACTGGACGAGCTTCAAGCTATGGACTCCAAGTACATAACTTCCCTAGGAAATGCGCTAGCGATCCTGAAGCCGTTAGACAGGCAATGGTTAGACGCCACGCAATTGTCCCTGCCTTTGGACGACGAGTTACCGATGTCCTTAAAGGAATGTTACGGCCAGCTTTGGTACCCGCTTTGGGAAAGACCCTCGTCGTAGCCGATTGGTCAGCGATTGAAGCACGCGTAACACCTTGGATATCAGCGCATCGCAGTAGCATTGATAAGCTAGACCTGTTTCGCACGGGCGAGGACGTCTACAAGGTCAACGCAGCTAAAACTTTTAATGTGCCATTGCATAAGGTCGATAAAGATCAGCGTCAGATCGGCAAGGTGCAAGAGTTGGCTTGCGGATTCGCCGGCGGTGTGGGCGCGTTCGCTGCGATGGGTCGCATTTACGGCGTGATGATGACCGAACCTGAAGCCAAGCGCATGGTTAACGGATGGCGCCTGGCTAACCCGTGGGCGGTGTTGTACTGGAGTGATCTTGAGGACGCTTACACCCGTGCTATGCGTAACCCTAAGCATGAATTTACCGCAGGCAGAACGACCTATATGTATGATGGTTTACACCTATGGTATGCACTTCCGAGTGGGCGTGTGCTATGCTATCCGTTCGCCCAAATTGATGCTGATGGAGTGACTTACGCTAAGGCGTCATGGAAACCCGCAGCAGACGCTAAAGAGTGGCCAAGGGCGCGTTTATGGAAAGGATTAGCTTGCGAGAACATAACTCAAGCAGTAGCCAACGATCTTTTGCGTTACTCATTACGAAATTTAGACGACGTAGTTCTTCATGTGCATGACGAGATTGTGGTCGAAACGCATGAACCCGAAGCAGTAAAGATTGAAATGGAGCGCGTGATGTGTACACCACCCGCTTGGGCGACAGGTTTGCCTTTAAGTGTAGAAGTTGGTGTGATGTCACGTTATGGTAAGTAAAAAAATACCCCTACAAGCACGTGAAACTTGTAGGGGCAAACCCCCTCTGCAAAAAGGAGAATCACTTGAATAACTTTTTAGAATATATCATAGGTTTAGCCCCTGAAGGTGAAACTGCGTTAATTGTTCGCCAAAAACCACAGTTAAAGGATGGCGAGTTGCAATTTCATGCCGATGGCGTGATTAAATGCACTTGGCCTTCTTTCCTGCCTAGTCACAAAATGCGTGATAACGAAGCATGGTACGGCAACACTGGCTCATTTATTGTCGATCGCTTTACTGAGGGCAAGCCTAGCGCATCCTCGGCTAATTGCGAGTACGTGCTAGTCATGATGCTTGACGATATTGGCACCAAGTCTAAAGAGCCGCCTTTGGCGCCCACTTGGATCATGGAAACGTCTGAAGGGTCGTTCCAATGGGGCTATGCGTTTAAAGAACAGCCCACCAAAGGCGACTTTACCGCTGCAATCAAGGCGATTGCCAAAGCAGGTTACACCGATCCAGGCGCCACCAACGCCGTTCGCAATTTCCGTCTGCCAGGCTCAATTAATCTCAAGCCTGGGCGCGGTAACTTCGCATCTCGCTTGGTCGAGTTCCATCCTGAACGTGAGTACAACCTTGAGGACATCTGCGCAGCGCTTAATGTGGTGCCTGAAGCAGCTGACACGGCTACGGCGGAGTCGGTCAAGCTCGTTGACACAGGTAAAGATAAGGTGCTGACGTGGCTCAATGAACAGGGCTTAGTATTGTCGCCCGTCAATCGTGAGGGCTGGGTAGCAGTCGTTTGCCCAAACAGCGCTGAACATACAACGGGTGAGATTGAAGCTAGGTATAAACCCTTAGATCGGTCATTTTGTTGCTACCACGGCCATTGCCAAGACTTAGGCAGCCGTGAATTTTTAGATTGGGTTGCTACCAACGGCGGCCCAAGTGTCGATCATGGTTTGCGTGATGAATTATTAGCCGAGCGCATGAACATGGTACTTGATAAGATCAAGCCCACCGAGGCCTTCCCTGATGAAGCCAAGCGAATTATTGATGAGGTTGAGCGTAAACAACTCGGTCGTGTTGAGCGTGAACAGTGGTACAAGCGTTTTGCGTATGTACAAGACGATGAGAGTTTCTTTGACCTGCAAGACCGCCGTGAGATCGGCAGAACTACCTTTAACGCCCTTTATCGCCATATCTCATGCAAGTCCTTGCATACAGGGCGTCGCATTGAGGCGTCCGTCTGCTTTGACGAGAACCGGCAGGCCATGGGCGCGCAGGCGCTTGTCGGCATCACCTATGCTGCCGGTGAGTCGGTGGTAGTCGAGCGTGACGGCGATTTGTACGGCAACCGCTGGCGTGACGCCCGCCCTGATGTATCAGGCGTGGAAGTGGGCGACATCTCTATGTGGCTCAATCACGCCAAACTGTTGATCCCTGAGCCTGACGAACTGAACCATGTGCTTGACGTCATGGCGTTCAAAGTTCAGCACCCTGAGATCAAAGTGAATCATGCGATCCTGCATGGCGGGGACGAGGGCTGCGGGAAAGATACGTTTTGGGCGCCGTTCATTTGGGCAATCTGTGGGCCACACTTAAAAAACCGCGGCATTATGGACAATAACAGCGTGAATAGCCAATGGGGTTATCAGCTTGAGTCTGAGATTCTTTTAATTAACGAATTAAAAGAGCCTGACGCAGCTACTCGCAGGCAGTTGGCTAATCAACTCAAGCCTATTATCGCAGCGCCCCCTGAGATGCTGCCGATCAATCGCAAGGGTTTGCACCCGTACATGATGGCCAATCGCCTGTTTGTATTGGCGTTTAGTAATGATCCTGTGCCAATTTCATTAGCTACGCAAGACCGCCGGTGGTTTTGCGTGTGGTCAAGCGCCCCTAAAATGAACCCTGAACGGGCGCGTACCATGTGGAATTGGTATAGATCCGGTGGCTTTTTGCGTGTCGGTCGCTTTTTGCGTGATAGAAACATTTCAAAATTCAATCCTGCCGCCCCGCCTGCTATGACCGAATTTAAGGCAAACCTAATTGAGCATGGTATGAGCATGGCCGAGTCATACCTGGTTGATATGCTGCGCACGCGTGCCGGTGAGTTTACGAAGGGTGTTATCGGCTCGCCCTTTCATGCGCTATGTGATCGCCTGGCGGGCGCTGCGCCCTCTGGCGTGAAAGTGCCACAGGCCGCACTGCTGCACGCGTTAAAAGAGGCCGGCTGGGTTGATTGTGGCCGCTTGATGTCGCGCGAATACCCTAGTAAAAAGCATATATTTTGCGCGCCCGATATGATCGAATTAAGTAAATCGGATCTGCGGCGGGCCGTTGAAGTTGATCCCGCGCCGCACCTGGTACGCGTTAAGTAATAAAAAACCCCGCCAGGGCGGGGCTGTTATGGCGCGGGCTGCGGGTTATAAATCAAATAATAAAACCAATAACCAAACCATTAGCGCGGCGCATAATGCGATTATCATACGGCCTCGCTTTCAACAAAGGCCGGGCGGCCTGTATTGTGCTGATAAATTAGCGCTTGTTTTATGGCCTCGCCCGCGCTAGTGTGCGCGCTGATTATCCTATTGTCGGCGGTATAAACTCGATAGATTGTCATGCGGCCCCCTGGTCATAACATGGCGTGTACATGGTATCGCCGATCTTGACGTATTCGCTGCCATGCTCGATTAAATGATCGATATAAAAACGGGCGGCTTTTGGCCATTTATTAGAATTGTGCGGTAATTCGCGGATCAATTCCCAGCCATTTTTTAATTGTTGATGTTCTTGGATTATCATGTTTTTAGCTTTCAAGTGATTAGCCGCAAAACCATGCGGCGGGGTTTGCTTTCAAATAGGCCCTGGCTGCGGCCTTCGTATCAAAACGGGTGTAATTAAACCAGTTGTTTACCTCGATACAGCACACAATCCACCCGGCGCGGTTAAAGGTTAGTTTTTGCATGGCAGCCCCCTATTTATAAAATGGATCTATGCCGGTTAAAAACTCGGCGACAAGTAAGCCAATGGCGACGCCGGCGGCTATCATGGCTAGAAAATCAAGTATTTTTGCTTTCATGGTTTGCCTTTAAAAAGTAATTAATTAATTGAGTTGTGGATTTATAGGCCAATATTTGAATGTGCGGATCGGTTAAACCTTGAATAAATTGATCGGCGTTTTTTTCAGAATTGAAGGCTTTTACTACTGATTTATTGGCCCATGAGTTATAACCCTTAGCGATATATAGTTTTTTCATGGTTTAGGCCGCTTTTTCTATGTTTACGTCGCTATACCTTACGGCCTCAAGGCCGCGAATAAATGCTTGCATGGCGTTATATAGCTCACGTTTTGGGGCGTGATAACTAATAATTGGTGTATTGATCCCGCCGCCTTCGTTTACTACGCGGTGTAAGCATACGCCGCCGTAGGCATGACTAATATGGTAATGGCCTATATTGGCCTTGAATTTGGTTGATCCATCAGGCTGCGGCTCGCGGGTTGAGTATTCTAACGGGCTGTTGGTTAATTTATTGAGATATTCGCATAAACTATCTAGCTGCTTATCGGTGATTCGTTGCATGGTTTACTCTCTTTCAGTTTAGATTAGTGAATTGCCGCCCATTACGCGGGGCGGCGGCGCGATCCACTAAGAATTAGGCTGCTTTTACTATTTGGATATTTTTAATGGCGACTGCCGTTTCATGCTCGGCTACCGGTTCAATTGCGCTTATCAAATCGGCCGGGAATGTTGCGCCCTGGCTGCCTACGCTGTCGCGCAATGGCATAAGCACACCCGCGAAGTTTTCAACGCCATTAAAAACGATCATCGCGCCACTTGTGCCGTTATGATGGATACGCGCGCGGTTACCGGCCTTCGATTTGCTGCCGGCCAATAAATTACCGCACTTTTCAAACTGGCTTAAATACTCAACATTAAACCCGCCGGCCTCGCCAGTTGTTTTAACGCCTTGCGTCACGCGCCTAAAATCGGGATAAGTGCCTTCGCATGGCGCGAAGTTAATAGAGGCCGTGCCGGTGATAATTTGCCATTGGCTGCCCGCCTCTAATTTGGTAAACCCTAGCAAAAATGCCTTATTGTCTTTGGGTAAGTTTTCGATCACGTCGCGGGGGATTATTAACAATCCGCTGCCGGTGTTTTCGGCAGCTGCCTGGTATATGCCGAGCTTGTGGCCGTCGCAACCTACAACGCGCGTAAACGCGGGCGCGTATTCGATATAGAGGCCGTTTAAATAGTAGCGAATATCCTTTTTGCCGGCCAATAAAAGCATGGCGTCAAGGGTTGATTGTTTAATGAAAAATTGGTTTTGCATGGTTTGCCTTTCAAGTGATTAAATGCCAGGCGCTAGGCCTGGCGGGTTGATTAGTTTTCGTAAACGCCTAACTCGCCTGGGTTGATCCATTCAGAATGAAGGCCGTATTTAGCGAGGGTTTTTTCAACGATTGGATTAACGCCAAAATCCCAATTAGGAATATATCCATCGGCGTAATAATCGCAAAATTTACAGCTGTTTTCATGCTCGGCGCTTATTGCAAAGTGCTGCATATCGGCGCGTTGATATGTAGGCACGCCCAATGCTTTTAATGCTGCCTCGGCTTTTTTGTAGTTTGCTTTCATGTTTTTACTCTCTTTCGTTTCGTTTAGTGGATTAAATGCCGGTTTTGTGCCGGTTTCGATAATGTAAACGATTCTTTTACAGTTTGCAAGGGGTTTTATCAAATAATTGCAAAATTAGGGAAAACACCTAGAGGGCGTTAGTCATGTAGTCATTTTGTAGTCAATTTGTAGTCATAAAACGGGGGCGAATGACTAACGGCGCAACCCTGATAAAACCTGGCTTTTTAGCTGGGTGTTAGTCATGTAGTCATATTTTTACTGTTATTCATGAGACCTTAAAATCTACAATTATGTTGCACTGCAACGATTACGGGTAGCGATTAAAAACGGGTGGCTAAAATGACTACATGACTAACAAAATGGCTGCTTTCGCGCCCGCGCTGCCGCCAGTTTGCAAACTGTCGCCCCCATGTTGTTAGTCATGTAGTCAAAATAAAAAGGGTTGACTACATGACTACATGATCCCGCGCCCGCCAGTTGATCGGCTGCATGGCCACGCGCCCGGCTGCGCCCTGGTGATCGGCTGCCGGGTATCGCGCCCGCCAGCTGCATGACTACATGACTACATGACTAACACCCGCAAACCCTTATGCTATAAGGCTTTCAGGCTTGCATGACCCGCCAGCCCTTATGCTACAAGGCTTTCAGCTTGGTGCTTAAAAATTAGGCAGGCACCCCCCTAGGGCCGAGGGGCAAGGGCCTTGTGTCGCCGGTGGTTTTACGAACAATTTTTTTTCTTTTATTAAAAATTTTGATACACTCAGCCCTATGTTTAACAGCTATCCATACGAAGTCCGTAAGCTCCAAGCAACTGAAGTTAGGCTTAACGCCATTAGAGAAGCTGCCAAGCTCGGTCTTAAAGGCGACGCGTTAGCGATCGCTGCTGGAATGTTGCCTACCGAATACCGGCAGTTGTGCCAGTTAGACCCCGCTGCCGAGTTTGCTGAACTACAAGGGAGAGCCGAAGGTGAACGTGAAGCTAGTCAACAACTGCACGCTGCTGCAGCAAGCGGTGATGCGAAAGCCGCCCTCGCCATCCTCCAGCACCAGCACGGATGGGTCGCCAAGCAACAACTTTCAATCGACATTGAACAACGAATTAGCATTACGCAGGCTCTTGAGGACGCACAGCGTCGAGTCATCGAAGGCGTGTTTACTGACGTCACCGCGCCCAAAGAACTAAGTAATAACCCTGAGTTCCACGTGGAACCTAACAAGCAAAAGCAAAAAGCAGCGTAATGCAAACCACAATTTATAGTGCGCAAGACGAACAAGAGTTAATGGCGCGATTGTGGGCGCCCATTATTAAAGACAATCCATTAGCCTTTGTGCTGTACGCTTTTCCGTGGGGCAAGCCAGGCACACCGTTAGAACACTTTACTGGCCCACGCAAGTGGCAGCGTGAGGTCTTGCAGGATCTTGCCGAGCATATCAAACAGAACAACGGCAAGGTGGACTTTGATACATTCCGCATGGCTACCTCATCAGGCCGTGGTATTGGCAAGTCGGCGTTGGTAAGTTGGCTAGTGATCTGGATGTTGACCACCCGCATTGGCTCGACCACCATTGTGTCGGCTAACTCAGAAGCGCAGCTGCGCTCAGTCACCTGGGCGGAGATTACCAAGTGGCTGTCAATGGCCATGAACACACATTGGTTTGAAGTGAGCGCAACCCGCGTGATGCCAGCCAAATGGCTAACGGAACTGGTCGAACGTGATCTAAAACTAGGCACTCGCTACTGGGGTGTTGAGGGTAGATTGTGGTCAGCGGAGAATCCAGACAGCTACGCAGGGGTGCATAACTTCTCAGGCGTGATGCTCGTATTTGATGAGGCGTCAGGTATTGACGACTCGATCTGGTCAGTAGCGTCGGGCTTTTTTACGGAAAATACGCCCAACCGCTTTTGGTTAGCGTTCTCTAACCCACGGCGCAATAGCGGGTACTTTTACGAATCTTTCCACTCCAAGCGGGACTTTTGGAAGAATAAGATTGTGGACGCTAGAACCGTAGAAGGTACGGATAAGGCGGTGTATCAGCAGATTATTGATGAATATGGCGCCGACTCTGCCCAGGCGCACGTTGAGGTGTTCGGTGAATTTCCTAGCGCTAGCGACGATCAGTTTATTGGCTCAGACATTGTGGATGAAGCCATGACACGGGACAAGTACAAAGACCTATCCGCGCCCATCATTTTGGGTGTTGACCCAGCACGGTTTGGGGCAGACTCGACCGTAATCGCCGTACGCCAAGGGCGCGACATCATTGCGATTAAGCGCTACAAAGGCGACGATACAATGGAAACGGTGGGGCGCATCATTGAGTGCATGGAAGAATACAAGCCAGTACTCGTCAACATTGATGAAGGTGGGTTAGGCGCTGGCGTAGTGGATCGGCTAAAAGAGCAGCGCTACAAGGTCAAGGGCGTTAATTTTGCCAATAAGTCTAAAAACATGATGATGTATGGCAACAAACGGGCGGAAATGTGGGGCGACATGAAGGAGTGGTTGCGAAGTGCTAGCATCCCTAAAGATAGATCGCTTAAAACTGACCTAATTAGCCCATTGATGAAGCCAGACAGTAAAGGTGCAATATTTTTGGAAAGCAAAAAAGACATGAAGGCAAGAGGTCTAGCGTCACCCGACGCGGCAGATGCGATTGCGTTGACGTTTGCGTACCCTGTAGCACACCGTGAATATGTTGACAAGCGCCCCGTTCGGTCTTATTCTCAGCAGGGAATCGTTAACTCTTGGATGGGGGCGTAAATGGCTACAAAAAAATCACACGACAAACCTATCCCTCGCACGACTACGGGCAAAAGTCGTAATTACAAATCAACTGCTGAAGGTGCAGGCATGACCGCAGCAGGTCGAAAGGCCTATAATGCAAAAAATAATGCAAATCTTAAAGCGCCTGCTCCAAATCCTAAAACTAAAGCGGACGCAGGACGTAAAAAATCATTCTGTGCAAGAATGTCAGGAGTTGTTAAACACGCCAAAGGCGACGCCCCGCGCGCGAAAGCCGCGCTCAAAAGCTGGAACTGCTAAAAGGAGAAATACAATGGCAAGTAAACCTGGTTTGTACGCCAATATTCATGCTAAACGCGCCCGTATTGCTGCAGGATCAGGCGAAAAAATGCGCAAAGCAGGCGCTAAAGGTGCGCCTACTGCTAAGGATTTTAAGGAATCTGCTAAAACAGCCAAGCCCATGAAGAAAGCGAAATAATCATGCCATTGAAAAAATTAACAAGCAAAGAGGCTTTTCGTTCTAACGTAAAAGCTGAAATTAAATCAGGCAAACCCGTCAAACAGGCCGTGGCTATTGCCTATGCGACTAAACGCGCTGCAGCTAAACCGATGAAACGAGCGAGTGGACGTGGCAGATAATGGCAACAATCAACCAAGACCCAACAGGCATTAATAAAGCCGGCATCGTTGCAGAACGAGGCGGCCCAGAAATTGATGGCCCTGATCATCGTGACGTATTAGGGTTAATGCGCAGCCGCTACACCTCTGCGGTGTCAGCGTACAGCGACAGCCGTGAGGACGAACTAGACGATCTACGCTTTATGGCGGGATCGCCTGACAACCAATGGCAATGGCCAGCCGACGTATTGTCTACTCGCGGTTCGGTACAGGGCCAAACAATCAATGCCCGTCCATGTCTAACAATTAATAAGCTGCCACAGCACGTTCGGCAAGTCACCAACGAACAACGGCAGAACCGTCCATCGGGCAAAGTTATCCCCGCCGACGATAAAGCCGATGTGCAGGTTGCTGAAATATACGATGGCATGGTTCGTCATATTGAGTACATGAGCGACGCTGATGTTGCCTACGATACTGCCTGCGAGAACCAAGTTACTTATGGTGAAGGTTATATTCGCGTATTAACAGAATATTGTGACGAGAACAGTTTTGACCAAGACTTACGGATTGGTCGCATACGCAACAGTTTTAGTGTGTACATGGATCCAATGGCGCAAGACCCTACAGGGGCAGACGCCGAATATGTGTTCATTACCGAGGACATTTACAAAACCGACTACGAACGGATGTTCCCAGACGCTGCGCCCATTAGTTCCATATTGGCAAGCGGAGTAGGCGATCAAAATCTTTCGCAATGGATTGCAGAAGATACAATCCGTATCGCAGAATACTTTTACTACAAAGTTAAAAATCAAACTCTTAACTTGTATCCAGGCAACGTCAGTCATTTTGAAGGCTCGCGGGAAGATAAAGATATGAAAGCGATGGGTTTAAAACCTATTCGCAGCCGTGTTGTTGAGCGCAAGCAAGTTATGTGGATGAAAACTAATGGCTACGAAGTGCTAGAAGAACGGGAATGGGCAGGTAAATACATCCCTGTAGTGCGTGTAATCGGTAATGAATTTGAAGTAGATGGTCAGATTTACATATCTGGCTTGGTTCGCAACGCTAAAGACGCGCAGCGGATGTACAACTACTGGACATCACAAGAAGCAGAAATGCTTGCTTTGGCTCCAAAAGCACCGTTTATTGGTTATGGCGGTCAGTTTGAAGGTTACGAAATGCAGTGGAAAACGGCTAATACGACCAATTGGCCTTATTTAGAAGTTAACCCCGACGTAACCGATGGTATGGGTGCTGTTTTGCCTTTGCCTCAGCGTGCGTCTCCCCCATTACCGCAAACTGGCTTGATTCAAGCCAAAATGGGCGCTAGTGACGACATTAAATCGACCACAGGGCAATATGACTCTAGTTTAGGTGCGACATCCAACGAACGTTCAGGCCGTGCAATCTTAGCGCGTGAGAAACAAGGCGATACTGGTACGTATCATTACGTAGACAACCTCGCCCGTGCGATCCGTCACATTACCCGTCAATTAGTAGATTTAATCCCCAAAATTTACGATACCGAGCGCATCGCTCGCATTGTTGGCTTAGATGGCGAAGTGGATATGGTCAAGATTAACCCTCAACAACCCAATCCAGTTAATGAGATTCGGGATGTTAACACTGGCATTTTGATTGAAAAGATATATAACCCTGGCGTTGGTCGTTATGATGTTGTAGTTACCACAGGCCCAAGCTACATGACTAAGCGTCAAGAAGCAATGGACGCAATGAGTCAAATTCTGCAAGGCAACCCACAGTTGTGGTCAGTTGCAGGCGATTTGTTTGTTAAAAACATGGATTGGCCTGGTTCAGAAGAACTGGCTGCCCGTTTAGCTAAAACAATTGATCCAAAACTGTTAGAAGATGG